AAAACCCGTATAATGTATTTAGTTACAAAAAACTATCTAAAATCCTTAAATTGGCTTTGTAGTTTTTCTCTAAATCTTTGTGATAGTAGCTCTTTTATTTCAGGATTACCTTTTTGGCCTCCACCTGTTAATGACCATATTGTATTTGTTGTATTCTTTCCTATAAGATTTTTTATAGAGGAAATATTTAAGAATTTATCATCCATGAATTCTTCTATCACCATAGACATGCACACTTGGTCCAATGCATATAAATTTGCCCTTTCGAATTTATCCATCGTATTGCTTATAACATCAAAGTTTGTAGAATCGAGTTTGTGATTGTACAAATTAATTATTTTTTCTAGAAATAATTTTCTATCTTTATGTACATAGGTAATGTTTGCACCTGTTTGCTTCCAAAGATTATCAAACTGTGGATAGTATAATACACCTAATTTAATTTCGCTAGGTAAATTAATTTTTTCATTAAAAATAATATCTGCATCTGTTATATACGCAGAGTCTAACATATTATTTTCAAAAAGATGATTAGTAATAAAATACCTTGAACAAAAATAATAACTCTTTAGTTTGTAATGGTTTATATCAGTATTAATGTGTTCTATGCTGTAAGATAAGTTTATGTCTGTTTGCAAGTTAGATATTTTATCTAAAAAACTTTGACTAGGATTTATAAAATGTATGTGTGCATCTAAATCATTTTGCTCACAGGATAATAAATTATAAATCCCATACTCATTAAAAAACTTTTCGTCACATTGAAAAACTACAGCAGTTTTTGAAATAGGATTTTTTATAATTTCAATATCGTTAAAAAATTCCTGCATGTTTAGCCCAATTACGGTATTCTATTGTTTCGTATTCAATGTCATTATTTACATACCAAGTTTCAAAATGGCATTCACCATACCATGATTTTCTCTTTCTCATTGCAAACACGTTATTGACCGCAATCCTGTATCCTTTAGAAATTAAATATTCCGTTGCGGCATCTATGGTTTTTTCGAATCCTCTTTCTTCGCGCCAGTATTCGTCATGCTCAAATGTAATGCAATCAAATTCCATTCCTTGATCTATAACATTCTTTAGAGCCGCCAGTGTAAGTTCCGGCGGATTAATATCACAACTTAGGTATCCATATCTTTTGATTTCGTCGTATTTAAAATTTACTGCATCATCGTAGATACAAATGTTCTTTCTTGTTTTGTTCCAATCATCTTCAAATTTCTTATCAAGTTCTAGACTAAATCCATTGAAATTATTCTCTTCTAGCAAGAGTGTGTTACTGTAGTGTTTAGGATCGGCAGCACCTATTTCTATATATGATTTATGTTTTGATGTTTCCAGGGCAAATAGATCCTGCCCAACTTGTGAATGATGCATTATTTTTTTCTCTTACCACCTTGATGGAAAATATCGTCTTCGTTAATTACTCTGAATCTAATTTTTTGTTGCTTACACCAAGCGTTCGCTGCTTCCCACTTGGCAAGGTTCATTATGTATTGTTCTTGATTATATCTGCTCTTTCCTATTTTTTCTCTTAGAGTTTGGTTAGAAGGCTTTACTTCAACAACTTCCGCATGCTGGCTTCCATTTTTATCTCTATAGACTATGAAAAAATCTGGAACGTAAATTGTATATTTTCCTGTGAGTGGATTTCTGTAAGGTATTTGTACTGATTCACTGGCCCAATTTTGCACACCCGGATGTTCATCCAACATCTTCATGAATACAAATTCCCAACTACTTCTGGCAAGAGGACTTTTCTTTCCTACATACTTGCCGGGATTTTTCATGTCAAATTTTCCCTGGGCAAATTTAGGCATTTTAAGGTACCACGTTTCTTTGTTTGCTAACAGATTCTATAGTTTGTCTGAAACCAAGTGTCGATGTTGCTGGTCTATTATTGTTTAAAATTTCTGCAACAAGTTGGCTCATCTCTGTTTGTTCAAATGATTTTAATTGATCAAGGATTGTGTTAATGCTTACATTTTCAAGTTTAGCCTGCCTTAATAAAACATTCGAAGAAGTAACTGCTGCTTCATCAGAAAATCCTCTCTTGGTAAAGAAAGCAATTGTTGCATCAACATCAACTGCTCTGAACTCGTAAGGTTTCTTTCCATAATTGTCAAAGTACAACCTTGTTTTCGCTGCACTGTCATTTAGATTCTTTGCTGGAAGATTAGTTGACATTATCTTGGCCCGTTATTAATTACTGATTTGCTTTTTGCTTCTGTGGTTGTTGCTCCGGAATCATTTTTATTAAAGACTTTATTTGCAGCACCACTAACGGTATTTACAACTTTTTGCACTCCAATAGGATTAGTTAGAATGTTAATTGCTTCTGCTTTTAACGAAGACGAAGAAAGATTTTTTGCATTCTTGTAGGTATTAATGGCACCTATAGCAGTTCCAAGAAAGTTCTGTGGTGAATCAAATGCCGTTCCATCACCCAAGGAACCAAACACCTGTTCAAGGCCATCCAGAACTCCTCCTTCTCCAATTAGGTTACTCACACCACCGCCTGCAACGCTAATTGGCGATGGAGTATTGTCATAGTGCAGTGTTGCAAAACCCTTTGGCGAACCTTCACGCACTGTTCCGCTTGAATAAATTACTGCTTCGTATTCTAATTGCATTGATGATTCTGCTGGTTCACTGGATGCAGAATAATCCATCAGTCCGTGCTGCCAGTTTTTTATCTTAGGATTAACAAGAGTATAACCTATGAATCTTCTTCTCCCCATGGTATAAATTGTAACCGACTTTAACAAAGGTGCTGTTATGTTATTGTCAAGACCATATCTGAAGAAGTTCGAACCCTTTCCGGTGTTTTTATAAACTGTATTATCATAGGCAGTGTTAGGTAAGTTTCTGTCCTTGATATAGTATCCATAGTATAATGCCCACAACGCACTTACAACACCCTGGTTATCATCGTGGAATGTTAAATTTACTGGTTCATAATTAATCATCTTGTAGATGATTTTTTTTCTATTGTATTGATTAAGAGTCTTGCTATCAAACGTAAATTTTGGTAGTTCGGCAGTCTTTACCAATAGGCCAACTTCTTCGGCATGTTTGCCCTTAAAACTCGCACCCTTGGATGCCGCAGGATCAAGTTCTATTCTTAGATAATAATTAAACTTTGTTCTTGGGGCTAAACGAAAAGAGTCTTCTATGAAAAGGCGTGTTGCATGTTGGTAGTTTGCAACTATTCCTTTTGGATTAGTTAATCCAGAGAATACGTCAGTTAAGAATCTTGTGAATTTGTTTGCCATACTACTATTTAGCCATAAAAAAAGCCCGGAAAAAATCCGGGCTTTTTAGTATAATAGTAAAAACTATTCTTAAGCGCCTTGGGCTGCTGAAGCACCAGTAGTAGATTCGCCAAGCGTTCTTTCCACTGCTGCACCAATACCAACACCAACACCTTGCTCGCCTGCGCCCCACTGTACCATGTTGTCGAAACGTATAGTAAGTGCAACTTGCATTGCTTCGTTTGTGCCGTAGTTAGCATCGCCGTAGTCAACGTTACTTAGGAAACAGCCATATAGGTTAGCAGTTTCAAGTACATTAACGCCCGATGGATTATTACCGTTACCACCGTCTAATACTTCAATCTTAGTAGTAAACTTATAGTCAATACCAGATCTTGCAGAAGCCTGTTCAACAAAGTCGAACTGTTTCTGAACCTGTTGACCAACAAGTTTTTGAACCTGACCAGTTGCATCGTCACGCAAGTTAAGAACAACTGTTTCAAACGTGTACTTACCTGCAAGGTATACCTTTGAGTTGTACACGTCAAGTGTCATTTCTTCAAAACCAACTTTTGGTCTTGAAACGTCAACAACTTGTTTTGTTAATTCAGTCGCAGCATTTACTCCAAATCCAAGTAATGTAACGCGGAAGCGATACTTTAACTTAGGCATCAAGAGCACTTGGTTGCCTGCGTCTGTCGGTACTCCGAAATTATTTAATGATGTTATAGGCATGTCTTATATCTCCCCTGTGTTCTTGACACGCAATGGTATGTAAATGAACTCAATAGCCTTAGTTGGTTCAATCGCAATATCAACATAAAGTTCATTACGATCGATTCTTGCCGGCGTATTGTTTGTTTCATCACAAACTACCGCGAAATCGTAAAGGGCACGTAAACCAACCAATTCAAGCAGTAATGATTCCACTGATTGTTTGATCTCATCCCTTGTGATTTTATCATTTGGTTCAAAGATATACGGACGAGCCAACTTGTTCAACTGACTGCGTAAGTATACAACCAAACGTGCTACGTTGATTCTATCAAGAGCGGATGCATTTCTTGCTCTTGTTTTTTGACCATAGTTAACAAGTCCAACTCCATTAAAGAATGTAATTGGATTAATGCTTAGGCCGTACAACGTGTCTCTTTGACCTTCGTTAAGGGCAACTGTTTGGAACTCACCGCTTTCAGAATCGATGTATCCAACTGCTGTTGCGTTTGTGATACCACCACGTCTTGTACCTGCTGGTGCAAACCATGGAAACGATACTTGGTCGCTTAGTGCAATAGTTCTTAGCATCATGTGTGAACTTGGAACAACTGCATTCGAACCACTTAGGTCAGTAGTAAATCCATTTGGATAAAAAGCACCCAAATACTCATCGTAAGTTACTAATCCTTCATCTCCGTTGTCAGTAACAAG